CCAGCCCAATACTTTCTTTTGTGATGCTGACGTAGCCCGTATGGTATTCCTCTTCTGCTTCCCCCTTTACCCACACTGCCGCGGGGATATCCGGCTTGTCACTCAAGTCATTGTAGCTACCGGAAAATGCCGCTTCTCCCAGGGCTTCCACCTCACTCTTCTCCGCTTTACCGTCAAGCTGCTCCTGTATGCCCTGCATCGCTTCCTCAAAATCCTGCTGCGCCAGGTAGAGCACGCTGGACGGCGCAAAAGTGATATCCTCCACGCCTTCCGTTATCAGAGAAAACCGCAGCCTCTTCTCCACACTCACCGCGCCATCACCCGCGGGGATGTATTCTGCATCCGCCCCGGCGTTTGCGTAGGCATAAAGCACCTCACCGCCGCCGCATTCTGCCAAGATGCCGATTTCCCGCAGATAATAGCCTTCCGTAAGCCCCGCGTTTGATAAGTCCGTCTCCACTGTACAGACATTCCCTTCCGTTTCTGCCCTCAGCACATCCAGGACTGTTATCTGGTGGGAGAGCGCCTTTATGTCGTTATAACTCCCCCCATAGCTGCCGTCCCCGACTGCCACGCCTGTAAAGTTCAACTGCCCTCCGAGCTGTGCCCGTGTCAGCGCTTCCCGCCCTTTGTTTGTCAGTATCATCCCTCCGAATGCCATTTCACACCACCTGCCTTATATTTATAATTTCTGCCTGCTGCATAACCGCGCCCACATATACATACCCTGTCACCGGATGTTCCTCAAAAATGTCAAATGAGATATGGGCTGGCATCCTGCGAGACAGAATTTTTTTAATTGTTTGGATAGAGATATCAGCCCATGCTTCATTTTTTATGCTTATTTTCATTTTTTCTCCATCCCAGTATATCTCGCTTTCCAAACCAGAATATTTTTTGATGATATCCTGGATAATGCTCTTTGACAGCTTTCCAGTTCCTGCATAATATGCTGACACAAGCTGTCGCCGTTCCTCTATCGTAGCCCCGGGGTCATATTCTACATTCATCAAGCTCTCATACATCCGTATTGACGCTTCATCCGCATGTCCCGGGAACTGATTGTTTATCAGCCGTTTCGTAAAATGGGAAATCATATCCAGTAGCCATCCTTCATAGCGATAGACTGCATCCATTTCCCTATATTCCGTCCACCATCCAGGTCCGCTCGCCACAATTTCTTCATAACCGGAACGCTGCCCGTTATTAAATATTTCCATCTACAGACACCTCCCCCAGTACTGGAATCTGCAGCACTGAGAACACCACGTTTTCAGATTCCCCATTCATTGTCAGGCCATCATAATCGATTACGCTGTCCAACCCTTCCAGCAATGCGCCAACACGGACATAGCGGATAGCCATACCATCCGTATGTTCCTCCAATGCCATTTCCCTGAAATACGTTTCCAGCCGCTCCTCGAAGCTCTCCTGTATGTCGGCGTATGTTGCCTCGTTTTTTTTCATCACGGATACAGATATGTCAATCTTTACTGCCTCTACAGCAACGGCCGTAAATATCGGTCCAATGCTGGCCACCCCCTCACCCATGCCATCAGCTCCAGGGTCTACATATTTTTGCACGGCATCTACCACGCCAGCCGTCGGAACCCCGCCGCTCCTGGCAACAATAACCCCAAGGACTGTATTTGGGCCGTCCCACAATGGGATAATCCTTGCACTTCCAACCCCTTCCACTGATTCGCACCAAGTTTTGAACTGTGACCTGTTCCCATTCTCATCCGGCCCTGAAAGCCTCCCAATCAACCTTTCCCGTGCTGAATCATCATCCTCAATATCAATCGCTGGAACAACTAATTCGCCCAATGTAGCGCTGACAAGCCCGTCAACATCTATTTCAGGTATCACTTCAGTGCCCGGCACAAGATTATTCATTTCAGACCCCAAATCCTCAGACACTATCACATACCTGTCCTCCCGCTTCCGCAAAATAAAAAAGTAATCCTCGCAAGTCATTACGGAATCCAACTCTGGCGCTTCTCCTACAAAGGCAACGTAATACGTTGCTGGTGTTGCAACAGGCGGGTTTCTGGAAAGCCCCCGTTCTTTCAATTTCTCATCCAGCACATCTCCTGTGCAACTCCACAGTGAGATTATGTCGTTTACTTTTGACAGCCTGTCTATAAACATCGCCGTCCTGATAATGCTCCCCATACAGGCATCCCAATAAATGCTGCCCTGTCTCGTATCAACCCCCAGTTCATCCCCCATATCAAGGAAATGCGCAATCAAGAAATCTTCTGTGATATCCCCAAGGGCTAAATCCTCAATGTTCCTAGCCTTTTCTTCCTGTAGCGTTTCCATAGGCGCGGCTTCCCTCATTCTCGCAATTGCCGCCCTATATTCTGCAATTTTTTCCTCAGAATAATCAGCCATCCTCTAACACCCCCTCAAAATCGGCATCGCCAAACACTGTTGCTACTGTAAATGACATGGAAATTGCATCCCTGTCAACCATTTCAAAAACAAGGTCACTGATGCCAAGTACCGTCTCATCATTCAGGAAAGCATCCTCGACCATTACTGGGATATCATTATCAAGATAGCTCTGGCTCAAGCTGACGTTCCCTATTTTGTTATACACATCACATCCATACTGGTCATCATAAATCAAGTGCGCGAACCTTCTTGTCTGCAGGGCTTTGAACATAGCCTGTGCTGCCGCCTCCATTCCGTCAACTTTGCCAATAATTCTTTTATTTTTCACATCCATGCGATATGTACGGTATACAGGCACATCATCTTCTGCATCTTCCTCTTCCAAAGGGATTCCCATGATTTCATCTTCATCCATATTTCTTCACACCCTGTCTAAAATATAGTATATTTTGTTCCGATTTACTGCCAAAAGATAAAGCTGCTCGCCAATTTTGAAAGGAAGCCTATCGGATGGTACAATCAAAGACTGAGCAGATAACTGGATATTCATATCATCTACAAGCATGATGCGAAGCGGTGCCACTTCTGACACTACTCCGGTAACTATATTTGGCATACTCCTCTCGCATATTTCCCGGATGATTTCTGTGATATTTTTCGCCATTTTCCAGATTTCCTCCAAATTACAACAATTTCAGCCACGAACTATATGCGTACCCCCATGTACTGTTCCATTTTACATGAAGCCAGTTACCATCTTTCTTCCCATCAGATGTAACCTCAGTCCCCTTGCCCATCGTACCAAGAATCTTTCCGTTGGGTTTTTCACGCAGGTTCAGGCCGCTATTCGCGGTAACTTTATATTTGCCTTTGTCAGATTTCCCCTTTGAATCCTTTGTCGCCTTTGATACCGCTGTTTTTTCGTAACTGAGTTTTAACTCCATCACATGATGCCCTTTCTCGAATGTATGTGTATCCTCTTCCACAAACATCACCCGCTTTGTATCGATGTTGGAAATATCTACATACACACAGGAGCCGGACACACATTTTATATTTCCATCCGCTTTGATTTTCAATTCCCTGTCTACGATGCTCGTTTCCTGCTCAAATGCCCGGATACGCTCACTAATTTCCGTTTTGGTAATATCTTCATCTACATTCTGGATGTCCCGAAACTTTCCAATTTTTTTCTCAAGGTTGCTATTAACACTACTTCCTTTATTGTTCCCTTTTGAAGTCACCAGGGTAAGTCTCGTCCGGGTATTGTAGATTGAACGGCTCATATCATATGACTGAACATTTGACTTCAAATCCAAAACTGGCATGGAAGGCTGTACCTGCCTCTTTTTCAGGTATATCTTTCCTTTTTCAGAGTATACGTAATACCTAACCCCGGTCGCTTTATACGTCTGGCTCAGGGCATCTTGTATGACATCCCAATATGTGGTTGCCTTTTTCACCAACTCCCCAATCACATGTCCGGTCTCCACTGCAGATCCGAGTTTCAGACCCAGCTTTTTCAAACAGTCCTTGAAAATGTAAGATGCTGTTTTTTTCTTGTAAGAAAAGCTCCCCTTATTGTTACACAGATAAATGCAGTTGTCGTATGCTTTCAATGACAGTTTCCGGCTATTACTCCTCCCATCCGTCATAAGTAATCCCCGGAACACCTCTTTTCCGCTAAGATAAAAGAATACCCATTGTCCGTCACCGCAATTTGCTTTCAGCCTGCTATGCCCTTCTGAGTCAGAAAGTGTCGCACTGAATGTCCGCGGGGCATCCCCCCTCCTCCCAGTTACCGTGGCTTTCAATACCAGCTCTGTGCAATTTTTATAATTCCCTTTACACCCAACTAATAACTTAATATTATTCACTGTATCATCTCCTACGGTATCGTGATTTTAGTACCGGGAAAAATCAGGTTTCCATCCCTACACCCACTATATCCATACCGCTTCGCCGCCTTATCCAACGTAGCCCTATTTGCATTCAATATTTTTGTATATTGGATTCCTTTTCCATAATATTTCTTTGCAATATTCCACAAGCAGTCGCCTTTTTTTATGGTGTAAGCCTTTTTCTTTGACTCATTACTAGCTCTTTTCCCAGTGGTAGTTTTCCTTGCTTTTTTCCCTTTGCCTTTCTTGCCATGCGTGCTCACAGTCGGCTTCCGGTGTTCTTTTAATTCCAAAGTGTACGAAATTGTCCCCACATCTCCCCCCTCCTCTGTAGCGGAATATGATATGATATCCGCATACATATTCAGGGAGAGCGGTGATCCCGCCAAGACAAAGTGGCAAGGTTTATTCGCTGCCTGCATCTTGAGAATCCACGCATTCCATTTCTTAGGGCTTTTGAATTCTTTCTCCATGCAGGCACAGTAGCTTTGCCCATACTGGGCGGGGAAAAAGGACGAAAACGATATAGTGATTGCATCCCTTTTCCCTTTATGCAGAACTTCCCCAAATCGGTCTATGTCAACAGATGCCGTTTTCCCTTTTGACGTAACCTTGATTTTATCAGGAAGTCTGGGAAATACATATACTTTCCTGTCATTGTCATAATTAAGGTACATTCTGTATTTTGTAGGGTTTTGCTCAGTATGCATAAGATTCATCCCCTCCTATCAATGCTTCCTGCTCCACGATGCCCACAAACACATCCCGCACACGTTCTATTAGGACATCAACAATATCCTCTTTTGACAGCCCACCCCCGGCTGTGATTTTTCCATTTCCATTGATATTTATATCTACTGTCCGGCTTCCCCCACTCCTTTCCGTTTCTCCGCTGCTACCATTCCCCCCTGGCATTGACGGAGCTACCTGAATCGGCGCGTCGCCGTCCAGCAGTCCAAGGCTTTTCCCGGCCTGCTGCCACAAACTGGCTGCATTTGCGGAACCATCGTCTGGGATAATATACTCTGGCCCGGCTTCGGCAACCAACCCATAATGCGGGGACGTAAAATATCCCCCAGACGCATGGGCTTCAACTGTTGCCGTCCCGCTCCCACCACCTGAAAAAGTAATCGTTTTGGTCGGGTTGGCAATCTTGTAATCAACAGTGATGCTTGCAGTTGTAGTAGCTGTAAAAGTTCTGGAAAATGCGGACCTCAGTGCGTTCTGAAACTTTTCTGCAAAACTCCCTGCGGTAGAATCGAAATTATCCGTTCCCATCTCTGAGATAACATTTGCAGTGGCAGTGGCCTCAACGGTCTGCTGTTTTAGGGCAGCATCGGCTCCCTCCGTAACCTGTGATGTGTCACTTTCACCTTTTACATATTTCTGATTTACGGTAATCTCCTGTTCAGCCACCGCAGGAGACAGTTCCTCACCGGCCGCACTCGTTATCCCTGAGTCATCCTTCTCACCAGGCACGTATGTTTCATTTACAGTCGTAACTTTTTCAACTTCCATGTCTCCCCCAGCCACACTCTTGATTTCCTCCTCTGCCTGCTTTCCTGCTTCAGATGCTTTTTCTGCTGCACCCTCTTCAAGCACAAACTCAGACGGTACAAATATCATCTCACCAGTATTTATCCGGCTTGGATCTTTGATTCCACTTGCGGATGCAATCTGCTCAATAATCTGCGGTATCTGTGAAGCGTTCTCCGTTAACTGTGAAGCAATATTCCAGAGACTGTCACCAGATTTCACTTCGTACTCGGCATAGATATCCTCACCTATTTTTTTTGTATTTCCTGTGGCTTCAAGTCCATCCAGCGTTTTTACCACTTCCGATATATCAATTTCAGATGCCTTTATTTTCACAGCTCCATCTGCATCCGCTTCAATTCCTGTTTCTTGGATATATTTTCCTATGGAAAGGCCATATTTATTAAAAATCGCCTCTACAGCAGACATATCCACTTCTCCGCCCTCTGCCGCACTGCTCACCAATTCAGTCAGCATACCTGAAAAATCCTCTGTGCTGTTCGTCTTTACAAAAGCCTTTTCAAAGCAGTTCTGGACTTCCTCCGGGAACTCTGAAAAAGCCAATCCATTAGCTTCAAGAGTGGATACAAACTCCCCCATTCCCGGAAAATCCTGCGCCACCTCATTCGCCATATATTGCCACATGGCCTCCGTGTTCCCGGAGGCTGCCCCCATCGTCATAGCCTCACGGTAAGAATCCATTAATGCTTCGGGTACTGCCTGTCCTGTTCTGACCGCCTCTGAAATAATAGCATCCATCTCCTGTATCGTTGGGAGCATGGTTTCATATCTGTCTGCAAGAGCTCCCCGGGTTCCAACATCAAAACCCGCAAACTCTTCCTGCATGGCGACTTCGAGGTCTGTTTTAGCAAATGTGAGCCCACCCTGAGGGTCAATTCCCTTGATTTTATCTTTGAACCCTGAACTTCCCATTGCCTTTTGCACTGCAGACAATTCTGTCCCATAAGCTTCAGCCATAGAACCGCTCAGCCATTCCCATTCTGACGCAAGTGCCGTAGAGTCCTGCTCATGTACAGCTTTACCAAGGGCTGACTTAATTTCATTCATTTCCTTCTCGTCGATATGGCCATTGTGCTTCGCTTGCTCATAATATGTGAGCAGCTGCATATATGCATCCTTGTCCGCTTCTTTCCGGTTCTGGCGGTATTCATCCATATATCCTACCGTTTCCGTCCAAGATTCAGGCGTAAGGGCAGCACCGGAAGCCGTAATTCCCAGCCAGTCCTTTTGCGCCTCCAGCTCTGCCATTTTACCGCCATTAATAATATCCAGCATCTTCGCCTGCATAATTTCAATGGCGGTCTGGGTATTTATATCATAAACTCCATCATTAATAGACTGTTGCAGCAGCTCTGTTATGGCACTCCCCAGCGTATCTACCATCGCCTTATCTTCTTGAAGCCACGATTGCATCTGCCCCACCAATCCTGCGGAATCTACTTCCCCTAGCAGCGCCTTCACTGCAAGTTCTGCCGAATATTCTTCCCGCTCAAGAACCTCTTCTACATTGGATATAAACTGTTCCGTGTTTTGTAGGAGCGTTGACGCATCCGCTTCTGTAAGGTCAAACCCTATGCTGTTCACCTTCCAGTTAATGTAGCCGTTCTGTGCCAGAAGCTCCTCTGCTTCAGCAACCAACTCTTCAGATTTTTCAAATCCTGCACCTGCTGTTTCCAACTGGGCCGTTACACCGACTGGGATTATCTGCCCTGCCAGCTCTTTCGCCTGTTCTGATGTAAGGGCAAACTCCCCAAAATGAGACTTTAGATTGTCCTCCACTTGCATCTTACTATATTCACGGGCGGCTATGCCGATTGCTGTAATTGCCCCCACTACTGCTGCAGCGCCAGCAGCCCACGGACTTCCAAACAATGTGCTGCCAAAGTTCTTCAACGCCTGCACGATTCCCCCGGCTTCAGATACTTTTTTTGCCGCAGAAAGCCCTGTGTTCACTGCCTTCATTGCAAGGAATCCTGAACCGATGCTCGCAAAAGCATTGGCTACCGCACCGGGATTCTTTAGCACAGTCTCAATTAGAGGCTTTAGTTCCTTTCCCAACTGAGAAACCCCTTCTGCTATCGTCCCGAATACTTCCGGTACCCATTCAGTAAGGGCTGGGATAACACTACTCGTAATGTACTGCGCTCCCTCCCTGAGCGGTCCTTCCATACCTTCAAAAACCTGCAATTTCATTTCTTCAAACGCACTATTCATGTTTGCCATGTCCCCAGTCAGGTTATCATTCATGATGCCGGCCATTTCTTCAGCAGTTCCGCCCGAATGGCGCAACGCCTCTTCATATCCAGACACCTTCCCCATTCCCTCTGTCAGAATCATATTCAACGCTTTTATAGAGTCGCTTGTAAAGGTGGAACCCAGAGCTGCCGCCCTTTCAGCATCGCCCATGTCCCCGGTGGCACTCTCCACTTCTATCAGGATATCCGTCAAATCGCGAAAATTCCCCGACGAATCTTGCACAGCAATAGAAGTCTCGCCTATCTTGATTGCGCCTTTTTCCATTTTCTGTGTAATGTCACGCATGGTTGCAGCCAGTGCAGTTCCTGATTCTGAGCCTTTAAAACCCTGGTTTGCCATAGCCTCCAGCAAAGAAGTTGTCGTCTCAACATCCTGCCCGGCAGCGTGCAAGTTGGCCGCAGAGTTCCTATATGCCTCACCAAGCTGTGCAGCCGTGGTGTTGCTGCTCGATTGTGCATGAGCCAGCATATCCGCAAAATAGTCTGACTGATCCGCATTCATACCAAATGCAGACAGGTAGTCTGTCACCATATCCGAGGACTGCCCCAGTCCCATACCGGAAGCTGCAGCCAGGTTTAGAACTCCCCCAATCGCCATAGAGGACTGGTTCGCATCCCACCCGGCAAGGGACATGTATTTCAACGCCTCTGCTGCCTCGGTAGCGGAAAATACCGTCGTAGCCCCATAAGCCCGCGCTGTTTCCTCCATCTGTGCTATTTCTGCTGTAGAAGCTCCGGAAATAGCCTGCACTTCCGATATCATGGACGTAAAGTCCTTCCCGATATTTACGGAACTGGCCGCAAAGTCTTTTATATCCCCTGCGATTTTCGCTGCAGAAACTACCGCAAACAACGTTTTCAGCGCACTGCCGAAATTGATTGCTTTAGATGATGCCCTATCCATGGATTCCCCAGCCTCGTCCGTGCTGTCCGCAAACTCTTCGGATGCCCTGGCAGCTTCCCCCGACTGGCTTATGAATCTACCATTTGCATCATGCCACCTTCCGTTTGCATCTTGGTACTCCCCCATACTGTCAGCCACCTGTGATACACTATCTGCTGCCCTTGATGCACTGCCACTCAGCTCATCAGCACCTGCGGCAGCGCTGGAAAATGCTGATTCCACAGCTCCTATATCCCCTGCTGAAAAATCGCTGAATCCGTCCAATGCCCCATCGATGGCATTCCCAAGATTCGCTGCCTGGCTTCTCACGGAGTTCATAGCTCCCCCGGCCCGGCTTGCAAAAGCAGTCGGTGCATTCGAACGGAAAGTCCTGTCTATCTCCCTCCCGACATTGGTTAACTGCGAAGCTGCTGTCCGGGATGCATTCACGATATTTTGCATCCCAGGACTGACTTCATCTACAAGCGCCATGCGTATCGATACATCACTCAAACCCTCACCTCCTACTTCGTTTTGATATACACTTTTGCAAGCCTGTCATTGGAGTTCATCGGACATTCCATCGCAAGCTGTTCCGAGGCTATGTAAGCGAGTTGAACATTCCGCGGCATTTCGGAAAACTCCTCCAACCGGAGCCCGCGCCTCTGCCACAGCAAATGTGCCCATGTCCAGTCATTGGCACCGTCCTCCCCGCTTTCCCCGGACATCAGTTTTTTAATTCGTCAACCGTTTCACTCTCATCCTTTTTAGATGCCAGCCCGCACGCTTCCATCAGGCACTCATCCGCGTACTGAAAATCTTCCCTGTCGGAAAAAATTGTCTGTGGCATTTCCAGCCTGTCATATACCCCGTAATACTCCATCAACTCCGGTGCGTCCAGCTTTGGCTGCACAAATGCCTCAACCATGATATCAAGCCCGGCCGAGTCTCCATCATAACTCTCCACGATTGCTACCTGGCCATTCGCCCCTACGATTGGACGTCCATTGTTGCGCTTATCCCTATACACTTCTCTGCTTCTGTGGCGGTTCCTGATTTCCTTAATCTCTTTCATGGACAACCTCCGGATAATGAACGGTATCGGCTTTCCTTCATCATCCACAAATTTATCAACACCTGGAAATTGCATTGTCCCGCGTTCTTTCAAATCTTCCCTCATAAATGCCTTCATATTGATTCCCATATATTTCCCTCCTGTATAATTTAATCAGGAGGGAGCTGTTGCCCCCTCCTATGTCTTCTTGCTTTGTTTGCTGGTGCCTATGCCAGTTTCTTTGCTCCCATCGTGATAGACTCTTTCACAACCTCGCCGTCAGTATCCATCTCAATCAAGTTAATATCTCCTGTCGGCACACAGCCCACACAGGTAACTTTCTCACTTTTATTCACCGCATAGAAATCTGAATTCTTATCTGTTTGGATTCCCTGGACGGTAAATTCTGGCGTCTGCCCAGTTTTCAGATAATGATCTACCATCCCACGGTAACGGCGCGTGGTTTTCCACTCCTCAATCTGTACTTCAATATCATAACCAATCCACCTACGGTTTGTGCTTTGCTCTGAAAGCTGCTTTCCACTCCACACCTTCGGTTTGAAAATGACCTTGAATTTACAGGAATCCGCCACCAGGACACCATTTATATAAACCTTTCCTTCCCTCGCTGAAAGCGGGGAACTGTTCACCCTCGTATTGCCGGCCATCCTTAAAAGCCTCCCTTCCTTACTGTGCAATCACGTCAAAATAGAATTTATCCGCACTGTCAACTGCCTGCATCCCGACTGTGATGTATACGCTGTCTCCCATGGAACGTCCCTGATCTACCAGGAAATCCGCATCCAAATCCACATTCGTAATCGCCCCGTTGTCCTCATAAATCTGCAACATAGAACGTCCGAGGCCTTCCATTACCTCCCAGCCTTCCTCATCATTATCAAACTTTCCAGGAATAAAAGTAAGAAGCAGGTCATTCGCAAAAGTATCATATACCCGGAGCGCCCTGTTCTTGTGAATATCCTGCGGAGTTTCCGCATCCATGCGCACCCGGCTGTTGATGTCGTATTCCAGAATAACGTCTCCAGACTCATCCACTGTAAAAAATGTCTTTCCCGCCTCAATTGCCGCAATAGAAGCCTCATTATTCATCTCCCCAACCACGGACGTAGCATTTGCCACCGATGCATATGTCAGCGTAGTAACATAGTCTGCCCCTGCAGTCATACCTGCCAGCCATGCACACGCCTCCGCAGTTGTCAGCTCTTTTTCCCCATACACAAAAGAATTTACCAGATTGATAATTCCCTCATAATCTGCTGAGAAATTCGGCGCTACCGCCTGGCACTTCCAGCCGATACTCTCCCTGATATACTTAATCTTTGTAAGCAGAGCAGTACGCAGTGAGGCATCCTCTGTAGGGAAACACATGCAGTTAAACCGCACTTTTTCTGCCTTATCCAGAAAATCGGATATCCCCGCATTCCCTTCTGTATCATCCTCACCTCCAGAAAGCGTCTGGGATGCAAATGCTTCCAGGGCACCAGTCCCTGAAATATCCACATACCCAGACCGTCCAGCTAAGTCCTCAATCTGTTCCACCCCCTCAAACAGCTCCACTTCTGAACCGTTCAAGATAACCGAAACATCAAATCCTTTCAGGGGATTTGCCATGGACACCAGCTTAATAGTATTCCCAAGGCTGCCCTTATATTTCGCAGACACTTTCATCGTGGCGCTCCCCACGCTTACATCTTTTTCTGCCTTAGATCCTCCATCTGGTATATACGCATACACTGTAGTGGCGCCCATGAGCATAAGCTGTATCATCCTCATCGCTGTACTGGTATCGTCATAAATACTACGCCCCAGCTTGTCAGCATGTGCATTCGGCGAAGCGGATGAAATAATAATCCATTCCCCTCTGGGTCCCCAATCATAGCCAATAAGCGGGATCACCGCTGTGCCCCGTGCAGAAACTGATGCTACCGGCTGCTTCCCATTCCTCACGTTGACATATGTGCCCGGCCTTACTTTTGGCTGGGATAATTTAAAAGTCCCTCCTGCCATCAGCCCTTACCTCCTTTTCCATAAAGCCACCTTTTGATAATAGCTTTCACTTCCCTGATTGTATATTCTGCTCCATCATGCCCATACATTGCACCATCAAATGTACTCTGAGAAACCCCAAAGAGCTGAACGCTCTTATCCCGAAGTTTCTCTATGGCAAATTTCGGCTCATTTTTTACGGCTTCCGCCACATTCCGATCAGCCCTTTGGGGGGCTTCGTCTTTTTTTGTAGACATTCTTCTTTACCTCCTGTCAATTAATTTCTTTGCTTCCTGCCATGCAACATGAAGCCTCTGCACCTTTGCCACGCCCTTTTCAGGGTGGAAATAAACCTTAAACGAAAAAGAAAGCTGTACAATCCCTTCATCAACCCTACGTGTTTCAGGCGGCGTCACTCTCAGCGTCCTTCCGGTATCCTGGCCGGACTTATCTACAACCGGAACCTCACAATTCCCCAGCATAATGCTGTCCCGCATTTCCTCAGCCCGCATATGCGCATCCCAGTCCTTCGCCTCCATAAACCACATATTCATGATTGTCGCGGTACCGTAGGAACGCAATGTTGCCCTCTGCCCAGATGTGACCGGAACCTGAAAATAAATAGATGGGACAAAGAAACACTCCGGTATTTCATCGAAGTATAACTTTGTCCCTGGCGCGGAATTCTCTTGTATATACCTCACAATTGATGCAAGGTTCTGTCCTAATGTGATATCCATACATTACTCCCTATGGGAAATAGCGCCGGAAGAACTGCCCAAAAGATGTCTCCATCATCTCCGGCAACATCCTCCGCAGCGTCCCAACTGACCTGCTGAAATAATGGGAGCCTTTCGCAAACGACGCTTTCAGTATCATGCCTGTCTTTGCGCCCGGATCATACCGGAAATGCTTTCCGTCCCAGTATCCCGGAATAAACCTGCCCGGTGTCTGGCGGTGCCCTATGTCCACCCATTTCGCATATTCCACATTCGTCCCAATGGTCAGGGTAAGCCCATCCGCATTTAACTCCCATATATTCCCATCCGCCCCTTTCGTGAAAGATGCCAGCAACTTTCCGGTGTCCACATTCCCAAGTTCCTGTATCGCCATCTGAACTATCGTGAGAAACTCCTCGCCTGTTTCTTCTAAGGCTTTCCCAGCATACGGTTTTAAGTCTGCCCTGGCCGCCTCACATCTTCTGGCGAAATCTTCTAACTGGCTTATGTCAATCATATAGCCCCATTCACCCCTTCCATCCGTGATAGGGTCACAACAATGTGGTGCCCTCCGTATACTTCTATTGGCTTACCCGCACGGTACTTCAATCCGTCCCTGCAATCCTCTACAGTATCATTCATCCTGATATCCGTACCTGCCGGGAGAGACAGCTTTGTTTTGCCCTCCACACCAGAATAAGGCTCTTTCTGGACAACCTGCAGATAATTGTTCATTTTCACATGGAAATGGCATGGAATATCCTTTTTCTCGGACTCCGTCTGCGGCACTTTTACGTTATCAGCTTTAATTCCATATCCAATATTTACAGGCTCATCCTGCAAATGGTATATGTTACATTTATGGTTTAAAAAATCCTCAAACATAACCTCACACCCCTATAATTTCCTTAGCTTCATCACCACCCTGCCGTTCCCGGCAGGAACAATATAATCCGCCAGCAGCTCGTCCAGCCCCAGGCTGTCAAGGCTAATGGCAGAAGATTCCACGGTATAAGAATAGTCATCGAATGTCTCACTCTTAATCTGCTTCCGGGTTCCTTCCACCGTATTCTTTGCATATGCTTCAGCAATCAGTATAACCGCCATTTTCACAGGCACGGGGAGTTCTGTATATTCGTCACTGTCAAATCGATTATGGGTTATATTGATAACCTTCTGCTCGGCCCTCGTAATGTCAAATTCCAGCTTTTCATCTTTCCTATCCTGCACGTCCTTCTGTTCAGTGTATCCTTTTACATCCCCCGGAGTCACCCACGGTCTCGGTACCGCCATCTTCCTGACCTCCTACTCCCCGTCCCGAAGTTCCTGTCTTGCCGCTGCTGCTCTCTCCAGCGCTTTAATGATTCGGTCAGTAATATCATTCTTTGTGCGGCATCCAGCCACATCAATACCATTCTGTTCAGCATACTCAATAAGTTCTGCTTTGGTTTTGTCCTGCATCCATGTGACAGGATGGATTCCATCTTCGGCATCTTCCCCTCCATATACATCCTCGAACATATTGTATTCATCTTCTGCATTATCTGTATCCATGCACCTATCCTGGGGCATGTCACCGCCAAGATCCCCAGAAGAACCAATCATCACAAAGTGTCCAGAAGCAAGCAGGCGGTCAGCCTGGCTTTTCTCTGGCACATATACATCCGGGGAATTTTCTGATGCTTTTACAATTCCCCAATACGATTTGCCTTTTATCAGCCTTAAATGATACATGCTTTTTTACTCCCTAATCAAATTTGTATCCAGGGAGTCCTGTAATGATTGCAGTTGCCTCCAGTTCTTCAATCAAAGCATCAAAATCAAAATGAACCACATAGAATCGTTTATCCATCATAATCGCATCCTTAGATGTCGCGTCCTTACGAATTTTAATAGCATATGTGCTCACGTTGATAATGTTCATCGGATCGCAGAGGATAACCACATCGTCAGAAAGATTGGGAACCTGCATGGACGGGATAGCCACAGGCGATTTATATAATTCCGCTGGAACGACCCCTCCATTATTAATGACCTTATTCAGCAAAAATAGTTCCCACTGTTGCGCCCTTGTCGGACTCATCAGCCAACGCAGCTTTCCATTATTAAAACGATTCGGAATAGAAGCCACCGCTTTATAAAACATCTCCATTTCCATATCTGCCGCACCGGAAACATCAACGATATGTCCTCCATTCGTAATAATTTTCTTAATCCCATCATTCAGCTTCAGGAACTCGTAGTCTGGGTCTGTATCCGCAATATCCTCATCGCCGTTAATAAGCAAATCTTCCGCATCAACGCCGACCTGATTTGTCATAAGGTTTGTTACAATCACTTCGAAATTTTCGCCCTCAATATTCTGCCGGATGGTTTCTTCGGTAATCTCCCACGGTAGTTTAACAGGTTTCGTCTCATAATGAATGGAACCGAACTCCGGCTTTGCCCTGTATCCATCATCAGTATTTTCTACCTTACCCCTGAGTTTCCTTCTCCCAATTCCAATTTTATCAATCTCTCCGGATTTTTCTGCCTTTGTCTCATGGCGTACTGATTTCATCAAAGGGGTGGCATCAAACGTCTGCTGCAAAAATTTCTTCGCCTGGTATGGCTGTAACAGGCCGCTTGTCACAACGGAAGTCTCAATCGTACCAGCTTTATTCACAATACTCCTGTTTGTATTCACTCTGTTTGTCCCTCCTTTTCGTCAGATAATTCCATGAAGGTAATGCTGTTCTTCCGCACCCTTCTGGATTCCCTCATCATTCAGGTTTGTCGGTAGCCCCGTACTTTTCAGTACCGGCTCCATTGCCTTTGCAACCGCTGCCTCAATATATTCCTGTACATTCTCCCGGGTCAGAATTTCTTCTTTCGGCTGCATCGCTTTCTGAATGGCATTCTGCACCATCTGATTAACATCCTCGGCCGTAACACTTTCTGACGCCCCGTTACTGCCTGGTGCAACGTTTCCGCCGCCTTCCCCCTTAGTTACACAGTTCTTCCCATCAGCACCGCTATTTGCCGCTGTGCCGGGCTGTACGCTAATTGCTTTTTCGATTGCCTCTGAAACAATCTTTTCGACTTCGCTCTTACTCACTTCTTCGTCCTCCGTTTCATCAAATTTTGAAAGGAACGCGCCAAGGCTCTCATGGATACCCTGGAGCGTTTCTTTATTCTGCGTGCTCATCTTCTTTCCGGCTTTCTCTATGGATTTAAACACCCCATTGCTATTAGTAAGCAACTCCATGACAATCCCGTTGAAATCCTCCAGCGCCTCACAGATTTTGCTTTCATCACTTACAGGTTCGAATCTGTCGGTTATCGGATTGTATGTTTCCAGCAGGTAATTAGACAAGGAATAATATGCCGTCCAGAAGTTATCAGCTACAATACGCTGCTTATACTTCTCCCTGACCGCACCTTTCTCAATAACATCCATACCAAACATAGATGCCAGCGCTTTCAATATCCCTTTCTTCCCACCTGCTTTCTCAATAGGATTGTCAGGATTGGAAATATCTACATCCGCTTCACTGTATGCACCTTTCCCTCCCATTGAAAATCCGGTAATCTCGCCTTTCTCGATTCTGTCCCAGACATTCGTATCCGTAACCTCCATTGTCATAAGCCAGGTTCCTTTCTTAACCGGCTGTCCTTCAATCTCCATGTCGCATTTCGCAACATAGGACTCTACAACCTCCACGCCCTCTGCTTTCTCAAAGCAGTGCTGGATGTCGGCATCCCCGGCATTCTTCATGAACCAGTGCGCCGCTTTTGTGATTTCCTCTTCAGTCATATAATTGCCATCCGTATCTTCTACCATTGGCTCGTACACAACCCCTGTGACAAAATGCTTTTCAATATCTGCTTTGAGGATTCGTCCGTATGTCCGGAATTCTGCCTTGCCCCCCTCTGATTTTGTAATCAGGAATTCTCGCTTATTTGCAGCCTTATCAACCAGTGAGACGAACACAATCTTCGCATCACTGATTTCATAAGACTTTGCAATCTTATCTGCCACCTATCCCGCTCCCTTCCGTACTGTTTTCTGTGAATTTAAGGTCATAAAAAGCACGGTGCCCTTGTACCGTGCTGCTTGTTCCTTTTTCGCATTCCATACCTCCTGGCATAAAAAAAACGCCCTCACGGGCGTTTCTTAACGCATTGGTTTCTCTAAAATATCATTCACTATAAATAATCCTCCATAAACGGATACTCATCTGCCATACTTTCCAAGACAAAGACAAGCTGTTCCACCTGCTCTTCTGGCAAATTGTCCAAGATTCCCTTGAGCTCTTCCTCGCTTATTTTTCGAAACTCTTCTTCAATTTCCTCATGCAGCCTGTCGCACCCCGGATGTTCTCCTTTGTATCTTTCATCTTCTGATGAATTCCACAATATATTCAATTCGTCTAATAATGTATGAATCATTTTACACAACCCCTTTAACAAACATGTCTTGGTCTAAATCAGGACATATCGTAGAAATATTTCCCTTTTCCATCAGAACCCTTACTGCAACTCCATCAAAAACTCCCGTCTTATGGTAACCTTCTATAAGTGGTTCTCCATTATTGGCGATAGCCGTTCCAGCAACTAAAATCTTATCCTCTTCCCATGTTTCTGGGAACCATGCCTGCCCATTCCCGCTTTGCTTTATTTTCAGCTTGCTCGTTGGCACATTTCCGATACGCACGCCATTTGAAAAGGTCTTATTTACTGTATATTCAATACCTTTAGCATCACAGTTCGCCATAGCCGCTTGCGAATGTCCGCCACTTGCCATACGGCCATTGGGATACATCTTAGATGCCCCTGTAAACGTACCATTAACTGAATGCTCTAATATTTTGTCACTCACTGTAAATATACCATCATCCGCCAACTCCTGCAATGACTTTCTTTCCCTTTTTCCATCAGCGCCTATCTTATAAAGCTTTTCTAATTCCTTATCCGTAGATATGACTCCACTATTCACAAGTGCCAGTCTCTGTCTCCCTCCGTCCTTTCCGCCGAAATACCTTACCTGGTCGTCATATTCCATAGATTTAATCATATCTACCGTATCTGTAGCATGGGCAGCATCGTACTCCGCATTCACTTCATCCATAGCTTTCCGCCTAAGCTCCGCAAGCTCCTCTTTCGACATTCCCAGGGCATTTTCATTACAAACAGCTTCCATAAGGCAGTGGCAGTTCACTGTTTCGGATGCCGGAAGCCCTGTGTCTCTGGGGCACATTACCTGATATGTCCCGCCTTGTGCACCTGGCAACTCAAAAAATTCTCTTTTGAATACCTCCTGCCCATTTATGCTCATATGGTTTTCCCTGGGATGCTTCGACATGACATGCTTCCATTTCTTTTTATAACACAATGGATTCTGTATCATACTTTCCTGCTGTGCATAGCTTTGTACACGGAGCATTTCAGTAAGCGCCACCCTCCGGCTACGGTACCCGGGATTACGGATTCCACTGTCTCCAATTGCCTCTGCAAGCTGATCAATGAACCATCCGTTGGCCTGTGCTTTCAGCAACATCCGTTCCATAGAATCTTTTGTGCTCAGTTTCATACGCCTTGCCAATTCCCCGGACCATCCTTTAATGAATGCTTCTGATGGTTTCGTGATTTCCTCATCAATCCCCGCAAGCACCGGATTCTCGGCAAGCATCCATTCATAGGTGAAGCTTCGGAACATTTCGTTGAACTGCTCCCGGAAAATCTTCCGCAGGGCTTTTTCCAAATCGTCCGCATCTTTTATCTGCGGCCATATGTCAGATATGAACGTTTCTACGCCTGCCGCCTCCTGTATACGTTTTAAAAACTCTTTCGCATCTTTTTCAAGAGCCTCATTCACAGCCTCTTCCAGCTCTCCTGCCAGCTGCACTGCTTTCGCAGCACCTACGTATCCTTCCGCCGAAAGGTTTTCCTCTAGGTCACTGTCTGCCTTTGCAATATATCTGTCAATGGCATCCAAGAGCGGTCCTACATCAATCTTCATCTCCGCTCTCCTTCATCTGCTTCAACAGCCGCTGCACTTCTTTCATAACTGCCACGACTTCATCTGGTTCGTTTTTCTTTTGTGCCTTTTCAATCTGGCTGGAAAGCTGCGCCATTACTGCACTGATATTTCCTAATCCTCCAGCATTTTCAGCACTTTTATTCTTCGTTACAGCAATGGGGTCATCAGCCCACTCACTGTCGTATGGCTCACACTGTTTCCCAAGCGCCTCACATATCACTTCTTTCGCAAGGTTCGGAGTGACGCCCCCGGCATTGTTTGCCACCGTCAGCAGCTTGTACAAATCGTCGGCATTCGTAACATCAGGATCTAAAAAATACGCCTCCACATATTTAAACTGATACGCATTCAACAGTTTGTTATTGATTACCCATGCCAGCGACTTTCTCTCCGGCTGGAATACCTGTTCTTCGGTCACTTCCTGCGCTGTCTGTGCTGTGGCTCTATTAAAATCCGCCGTATATCCGACATATAAATCTGGAAGCTGGAATGCTGATTGCACCCGTTTACGGTTATTCTCCAAATAATCTTGGAACAACTCATCCCTCTGTAGTATACTGGCAAGGTCTTTTACTTCAATATCCGGTTTATTATCATCTTCAAACGATGGACGCGCTTCTGTACTCTCTGTCTCCAGTATCAGGAAGGAATGTTGCCCAGATTCCCCTTTTATGCCGTTCATATACTCCTGTATCTTCGAAAAGCTGTCATCTGTGAGCGTCCCGCCCCTGACCATAATCAGTAACGGCGTATGTCTGCCATTTCTAAAATAATTGTTATTCAGGTTTTCTGCTGCCCTGCTTCCATCCACGCCAAGCACCTGCCCGATCCACCGTACCTCACCGTATGGCTCAGCCCCTATCGCGAATTCCAATATTTCATTTGCCTGGTACTGTAATTCAACCCCTTCCCCTTCATTGGCATATGTACCATCCCGGTTATCCATGGTTCTTGGATCGCCAAATTCTTTAAAATACACCGTATTGCCGCCTATCTGCTGGCGGTATTTTCTAAACTTCTTTTTCCTCATGACAACTTTGCCATGATAGTAATATGGGCTTTCAATATATGGCTGCAAAGGCTGGGTCTTCCTCACTGTATTCGTTTCTTTAATAAATTCTATCTGCTGTACCTCGCCCGCAAGGTTTCTAATGACTTCCAGATACGCAATTCCATATGTCTCTCTTGCAACAATTAAATCCTCAAACACTTCTTTCGTGTCTTTTTCAGTATTCAGCAGTTCAACGATTTCCTCAGCCCGCGTAAACTCTGCGGCCATCTCTGCCGTTTCCTCCTCATCAACTTTATAGCGTATGCCAATCCCATATCCGGGAATATTATTCTTGTACGCACGGATACACTGGGGCAGGATAGAGCTTTCAGATACAAGCCTCTTAAACCCTTCCAGCAGAACGGGAGGCTCTATCCAATCACTCGCATTCCATGCCTTCTCTGCCGTGACCTGCGTGGATGCATCCGATTTTTCTATCGGGCTCCCCTGTGCTTTTACTATGCGGGCATGTACTTTCGCTGATTTTTTTGCGCCCATATATTAATTCGCTCCTCTCTTTTTGGGTATTTTCATAGGAAGGCAGGTAAGCAGAACACAATCTGCCTCATCTGGCGAGGGCAGCCCCCTCTCCTTCATCTCTTTTTTGCTCTCCACCTTCGTCTTTGCACCGACAAATCCATATTTCCTACACGACAGCTGAGCCACAAGTTCATCATCATCCGGGAGGATCAGCATAGGCTTTCTTTCCCTCCCTTCATCATCAAAGGGCTGTATCATTTCCCGGATGATTCCCATCATATAAGTAGTCGTATCATAGTAGAATTTATGTTTGATAGGCTGGCCAAAATGTACAGGTTTAATCTCCATTCCTTCGTACAACTCCGGATTTTCCCTCTTTAAAGCCCTTAACTGGTCTGTCACGCCCCCTCCAATACCGCCATCATCAATCTTTACAAAAATATTCCCTTTAAATTGATACAAGTCTTTCAGCATAACGTAAAGCCTGGCAATGTTTCCAGACGTCCATGTGGTGTCTCTTCCATGTATTTTCTTATAAAACCTTACAACCTCATTAAGCTTATACGCAATGACCGTTTTATCATCCCCAAACCGGGCAACGTCGCAGCCAATATCAATAGAATACACTCCTTTTCTGTCGGTAATCTTGTTCCCGCTACCATCAATATATTCTCCCAGTGCTTTTGCAGTTTCCACTTCCATTTCAGCATTTACTGAGCCCTCAATCCATGACAGAGGGGTAAATACATCATCTTCCTGTTTCGGAAACTCCCCAAATACCCGGACAAGAACCACATTGCTATCCCTGCCATATTTCCGTATAAGGGATTCAATATTCTGCTTATTCGTTCTGGGACTATCTGCAGATGATACTGTATGGCATTTATAAAGCGATCTATCTGCATTAAAAGCATCATAAAATGTGCCAGATATCCTTGTAGGATTCCCGCACATCAATAATTTGTTATTTTCACCAGACAGCGTGCCCAGTATTGCCTCCATAATCGGGTCGGCAACACCGGAAGCCTCGTCCACGATAAACAGCATATTGTCCTCGTGGGATAATATGGCGCTTTCCCAGAAAGCCACTATTCCCAGTGTTTCTAAGGCTTTCCGCCGCCCGCCCCTGGCATTTTACACCACTCTTGACACC